GCTTCTTATGATGTAGGGTGGCTTCGTTGGTGGGGTATTGAAGTTAAAGGTAAGATCATAGATACTTTAATCGCTGCCCCTCTCATCGATGAAAATAGATTTCGATACTCTTTGAATGAGCTAGGTAAAGATTATTTAAAAGATACAAAGTCAGAGGGTTTGTTGTATGAAGCTGCAAGAGAATGGGGTGTCGATGCTAAAGGCGAGATGTATAAATTACCACCCATGTATGTGGGTCCTTATGCAGAACAAGACGCTGATCTGACGTTGAGATTATGGCAATACTTCAAAGTAGAATTAATTAAGCAAGAGTTATCGAGTATCTTTGATCTCGAAACACGGCTCTTTCCTTGTTTGTTAGACATGAAAACAAAGGGTGTGCGTGTCGATTTACAAAAGGCTAGTCACATCAAAGTAGATTTAAGTAAAAAAGAAAAAGATATTTTATATCAAATTAAAAAAGATACAGGCATAGATGTCGATATATGGGCTGCCGTCAGTGTTGCTAAAGCGTTTGATAAATTAAAAATAAAATATGAAAGAACTGCTAAGTCAGGTCAACCTAAGTTTGATAAAAATTTTTTAACAACTCACAAACATCCTTTGGCACAAATGATCGTTCAGGCCAGAGAGTTTAACAAAGCACGCACGACTTTTATTGATACGATACTTACACATGAACACAGAGGTCGGATACATGCAGATATCCATCAAATGCGTAGTGAGAGTGGTGGCACCGTTACAGGAAGGTTTAGTTACAGTAATCCTAATCTCCAGCAGATTCCAGCCAGAAACAAGGACATCGGACCCATGATCAGATCAATCTTTGTTCCCGATGAAAAATGTCAATGGGGTAGCTTTGATTACAGTCAACAAGAGCCAAGAGTGTTAGTTCACTTTGCTGCATTGACTGGCGGTGGATTAAAAGGTGCTGATGAAGTAATTGAATCTTATAAGCACGAGGATCCAGACTTTCATCAAGCCGTCGCTGATATGGCTGGTATTGATAGAAGAACCGCGAAAACAATCAATTTAGGCATGATGTATGGCATGGGTAAGGGTAAACTTGCTAGTGAATTAGGATTAGATAGAGATGAAACAGAGGATTTATTTACACAGTTTCACGCTAATGTTCCGTTTGTAAAACAATTAATGGAACAGGCAACACGGAAAGCAGAGAATGTAGGGTTTTTAAGAACGTTGTTAGGTCGTAAATGTCGATTTGATACATGGGAACCGCGAGCATTTGGAATACATAAACCCTTACCGTTATGGCAAGCAGAAAAAGAATATGGTCGTGACTTAAAACGTGCATGGACTTATAAAGCGTTGAATAGATTGATACAAGGGTCAAGTGCTGACATGACAAAAAAAGCCATGGTAGATTTATACGAGCAAGGTATCGTATCTCATATTCAAGTTCACGATGAATTAAATTGCTCTGTTGAATCTGAAAAAGACGCGGTAAAAATTAAAGAAGCTATGGAGAACACGGTAGAATTAAAAGTGCCGTTGAAAGTGGACATGGAGATAGGACCGTCATGGGGAGAAATCAAAAAAGGGTAATCGGTGATGTCAGCGAATATAGAGCGATTATAAAATTTTTAGAAGAGGGTTACGAGGTATTTAAAAACGTATCTAGTTCTGGCCCCATTGATATGGTATTAGTTCACCATGAAACCGGAGAGGTTAGATTAATAGATGTTAAGACAACATCACGCAGGACAAAAAGTTGGCGACCGGGATCGAAGATTGTTAGACAACGGACCAAGGAACAGATAAGGTTGAAGGTGGAATTTGAATACATTGAAAAAGAATAAATGTTAAAATATTTTTTAATTGGTTGGATGTGTGTAGGCACAGGCACGGATACAAAATGTTTAAGAGTAGCATCCGAAGTAACTCATCCTAATTATGAGGAGTGCAATGAATATTATCAATGGGTGCAAGATGACCTTCAGGAAGAAGAACTAAATGGGTATGTCACCTTATCATTTAATTGTGTTCAAGCCGCTAGTTTAGAGGATATTTTATACAAGCAAGAAACATAGATAGTCCTTGACTATTAGGTATTTTCCCATATATACCTATTAATATATGAAATATAATAAATATTTTAGGAGAAAGAAATGACAGATATATCAAAGTATAAATCTGTAGCTATAAAAATTGATGTGTACAACAAGGCAAAGCCCATGGCACAGAAAAAGTATATGTCTATGGGTTCTTATTTACATTATTTAATTGACAAGGAACACGAACAAGAAAGTAATCAACCAAATTTACAGAATGGAGAAGACCACGATGTCAGATCAACAGATCAGAGATAACGTTAGAAAAGCATTATACGTATCAGTTTTAAATAAAATGATAGGAGACTTATCAGAGTTAGAGGCAAAAGAGGTTTTATTAGTTAATACTTGTAGTTATATTACAAGTGCAGAACACGATCACGCCGAGCATATTAAAGAGTTATATAAAATATTAAAAGAAAAGGTTGATCTTCAGCATGCGATAAAAGATGTGCGCACTGCGTACTTCACTAACATGTCCCCTCAGGGACACGTTCCTGATGTCAAAAAAAATAGTTAGTGGCATTACTAGATTTCAAGAAAAAAATCCAGAGTCTGGTGACGTCATAAACCGCGTTCGAGTTCATTATACTGACGGTTCTCATAAAGAGTTTGATGTCATTGATTGGGAGATAACTCTAGAAGAGGGTCGTCGTTTATGGAAAAAGCACGAAGAAAAATTTACAGAGCTTCATGATTGATACCACCGTGGAAAATATAATTTATGATAAAAGAGCAAAAAATTTACGGTACAAATCAGATAAGAGAGGGTTTCAACAAACTCGTTGGGAAGATTTAACGGCGAAAGAAAGGGACTACTGGAGAGCAAGAGTTCAACAGTGGGATCAAGACAGAGATGAGCTCCGTCCTAAAAAAGAAAAAGCATAAGGGTCGTCGTAAGATAGGATCAAAAAAGAGACGTAATCGTCGTCGTATTCGATTACGCCTTCGCGTTCGGAAATAAATTTATAATATTTTCAGTAGGAGATGTTGGGATTTGTTCATCGTCAGCACACTCACATGCTTTTTGGCCAGATAGCGCGATGTTTTCTTGTTCTAGTCTTGATACTTTATCTGTTAAATAGACGATAATACTCTTTAATTCTTCTGTGTTCATTTTGATCTCCTTGTTATAGTGCGTAAACTTCCTATTCTACACTAGTCGAAGATAAAAAATCAATCTCTTTTATTTTTAGGATAGACTTTAAACAGCCACGATGGTATTAATAAAGCATGGCAGTGCAATTTGTACCCCCCGTTTTGCAAGGAATATCAAGGCTTTTACCTCTTTTAACAGGCGGTGTGTATAGTGCCTCTCAAACAGATCCTGAGGCTATAGAATATTTAATGAAAAAAATAACAGGGGATAAAGATAAAGAGAAAGAGGTTATTGAAACACCGACCCCGGAACCGGAACAAGACCCACAAATACCACCATCAGGTATTGTAGAGGCTCTAGACCTTATTGAAGAAACAAAGAAAAAAGTATTTCCAAAAGAAAAATTAGATACAGTATTTGATAATTTAGAAGATTTATACGAAGAAGATTATCAAGGTTTTGGCCCCGCTAAAAATATGATGGATACGATTAGAGGAGACTATGGAATTAATATGCCTTTTTATGAATATTTTGAAGATCGATATCACGGAGGAGTTGGGGACCTAGGCGATCCTAGCGCTGCTAAAGCAATAGCTGGATATGGAAGCGATTACGAAACATATAGAGACTTATTACAAAAATATTTTAAAGATAATTTAGGAGATGAATTTGTAGGATATAGACTCATGAATAAAGATGCAGTGGATAAATTTTTATCGTCAAATACATCTTCAGCAACTTCTTTTTCATTAAGACCTAGAGAGGCTCGTGCCTTTGCATTTTACGCTATAGACGCATTTATGGATCCTGTCACGATGGGACCAAAAGATGATTTAGTTCTTGTAGAAGCTCCTATTAAAGCAGATTCTTTAATTATGAGAGGTAAAGGATCCGAAAAGGAAGTTGTCATAGATCCTAGTAAATCTTACAACGTTAAGACCGACGTCAGGCTTTACAATCCTTATACAGGCGAATTAATAAAAGACGCTGAGTCAGGTTCTTTGAAAGGAACTTCTTTATTAAATATTGGTAGTGAAGATTTTCCTAAAATAGATTTATCTAGATATGTAATGGATGAAGAAAAAGTAAATTTAAGTGATAATCAAATTTCTAAGTTAAAAGAATTTAACAACATCGAATTTAATAATGTATCAGCAGAAACTATCACCGTGACAGATAAAGAAATTAAAGGTAGAGAAAATTTCCCTAGGTTTGTATACACTTCAGATGAAGACACTAGTGCTTTAAGAAGTGGAGATTGGGCTTCTCAGGGAGATGTTTATGGAGGAACAAAAGTTAAAAAAATAGACCTGTCTAAACTAGATCCAAATAAAATAACTTTTGAAAAAGAGGGTATCGTGTATGATGAGGTTATACCAGAAGAGGCTATAAAAAAGAATTAATCTTTGTTCTTTCTACTGTCATGCAACTGATCGCCAATCGCATAGACCATCACGCATAAAAGTATTAATAAAAGCGTAATTAAAACCAAACAAGTACCTATAATTATACTAAACAATCGCAATCCTCCACATCGAACTCACAGATAGGGCAAACATCCATTAGATAAAGTCTTCTACCACGATAGGTGTTCTTTCGCCTATATAGGCCCCTAAAACGTTAAAATCGAGGTATTCTATGGCCTCTTCTACGTCCATGTTATCTCTGTCTCTCAAGATGTATGCCATCTTCTTTTTGCTATAAACTAATACGTCGTCCATACCACAACGGGACCCCACGCCTAAAATAGCGTCGTCAAAGCCGTCCCATTTCAGTAAATCGTCGTCCACTACGCCAGGCTTGCCATCAGTTCTGACATTTTCTTTGCGCGATTGGGGGTCTGCTTGGCCCAACGCGAATCGAGCATTTCGGCCGCGGCGGTCTTATAATCTGGTGGTGTTTTATCTTTTAACGCTGACCACATATTGCGGAACTTACTCACGCCGGTTTTTCCAAGCTGAAATACCATCTCGACGATAATCTCTTTGCACTGATCATGGACCGTGTATTCACCGAGTAATTCTTCTGCTCCTGATATCGCGTTCTCTAAATCTTTTTCTAATATTTCCATTAAAAATTCTTCGTCGTATTCTTTATCGTCTTCCCAAAAATCTTCGACGCAAAGATGGCCGACGCCCACCGTTCTCTTTCCTAGCGTGTCTAAGTATACTTTGTTGCGGTAACCCTCATGGTCACGCACTGATTTTAAAAGTCTTTCCATATCCATTTTAATTTCTCTCCAATCTTTTTACATCTAAAAAGGCAATTGATTTTACCCAACCTGACGGAATGACTATGTGTCGTCCGCCTTCTT